GTGATCAACTTAAATCTGCAAGACGATCTCTTAATATTTTATTTCAAGAATGGGGAAACCGAGGTATTCATTATTGGGAGATAGACGAACTTGATTTAGATTTAATTGAAGGACAAGCAGAATACGATTTTTTTAGATCTAGTGATGATGGTACGAGTGCTACATCAAATCCAAATGGTATATATGGAATATCCGATGTCCTTGAAGCACAATTAAGAAGTAACAGAACTCAAACAACACAATCAGATAGTCCGATGACTAAAGTAGATAGATCTACTTATGCAGGATTTTCTAATAAATTATCCAAGGGCACACCTAATCAATATTGGGTAGAAAGATTTATTGATAAGGTTAGAGTGCATGTTTATCCAACACCTGACTCTTCTAATGCATCTAAAGATATGCATTTTTATTACATAAAAAGAATACAAGATGTTGGTGATTATACAAATGCAACAGACGTACCATTTAGATTTGTGCCTTGTATGACAGCAGGTTTAGCATTCTATCTTGCACAAAAATTTCAACCACAATTAACTCAACAAATGAAATTGTATTATGAAGATGAATTAGCAAGAGCATTAGCAGAAGATGGTTCTGCTTCTAGTACATATATAACACCAAAAGCTTATTACCCAGGAGCATAATGGCAAAATACGCAACAGGAAAATACGCAAAAGCAATATCTGATAGATCAGGTATGGAATTTCCATATAGAGAAATGGTTAGAGAATGGAATGGTGCTTTTGTTCATGTTTCTGAGTTCGAACCTAAACAACCTCAATTAGAACCAAAACCTATGAATGGTGATTCTATATCTTTACGTAATGTTAGACCTGGAAGAGTTGAACCCTCAGTTGCAGCAATGTTAGGTAATAATCCTTTTTCAACTACAGCGTCATCTCAAACAATTACGGTTACTGAAAATAATCATGGAAGATCAAGTGGTGATACAATTAGATTTAGAAATGTTCAAGGAAGTCCAGGAGGGGTGCCTTTTTCTACCTATGAAAATTCATCTGGATTTAGTATAACAGTTACTACAACAAATAAATATACTTTTAGTTTAGGAACAACAGCAAGTATAACAGAAGAAGGAGGAGGACCTACTGTGTCTGCAGGACCAGTAACTTTAGAAGCATGATAAATAAAATAAAAATTTTTTGGTATAGACTTTTAAAAAAACAAATGTGTTGGCAACATACTAGTTATACAATTAGTTGTTTAATTTGTAGGGAGATAAGAAGATAATGGCTGGATTAAGTGCATCAGGATTAAAAACACAAATTAGAAGTTATACTGAAACAGATTCAAATGTTTTAACAGATGCTGTTTTAGAAAATATTATTTTAAATGCACAATATAGAATTTTTAGAGATGTGCCTATCGATGCAGATAGAAAACAACAACTAGGTAATTTAGTTGCTGGACAAGAATCTATAAATGCTCCTGCAGGATCATTATTTATACGAGGTATACAAGTTTATGATACTGCAGGATCAGAAACTACAGGAGCTAATAGATGGTTGGAGAAAAAAGATTATACATATTTACAAGAGTATCAAGATGTAACAGGTACATCAGCGGCTCAAGGTCAACCTAAATATTATGCTATGTTTGGTGGTGGTACAGGAGAGTCTGATACAACATCAGGACGTATAGCTTTTGCTCCAGTGCCTAATACAACATATAGATTTAGAGTGCATTTTAATAAAATGCCTGATCTTTTAGAGGGTGATGGTGTTAATTATATTAGTATGAATTTTTCAAATGGACTATTATATTGTTGTTTATCAGAGGCATATGGATTTTTAAAAGGGCCGATTGATATGTTGACTTTATATGAAAATAAATATAAACAAGAGGTACAGAAGTTTGCTAATGAGCAAGTTGGTAGAAGACGAAGAGACGACTACACTGATGGCGCTGTTCGAATACCAATAAAATCAGCAAACCCATAGGAGAATAAGTTATGGCAATATCATCAGCAATATGTTCAAGCTTTAAACAAGAGCTTTTACAAGGCAAACATAGTTTTGAATCTTCAGGTGGTCACACTTTTAAGATTGCATTATTTGATAGTGATGCAAGTTTAGGTGCTGCCACAACAGACTATTCAACTTCAGAGGAAATTACTAATACATCAGGTTCTGCATACACTGCGGGTGGAGCAACTCTTACAAACTCTGGTGTGTCTTTATCTTCAACAACAGCATTTACAGATTTTTCAGATGTCACTTATTCATCTGCATCTTTCACTGCAAATGGTGCATTAATTTACAATACAACAACAGATGGTGGTTCAAGCACAACTGATGCTGTTTGTGTAATTGCATTTGGTGGTGACAAAACAGCTAGTAATGGAACTTTTAAAATTGAATTTCCAGCAGCAGACGCAAGTAACGCGATCATCAGATTAGCATAGGAGGTCGACCATGTCGACGACTTCAGGATGGGGCAGGTTTACCTGGGGCCAAGCTTATTGGGATGAAGACACAACTTTAAAAACAGGTTGGGGCGCACAAGCTTGGAGTGATGGTGAATGGGGAGAACTTAAAGATGCTATTGCACTTCCAACGGGTTTATCTATTACATCTAGTGTTGGTTCAGTAGATGTACCTGATCAAATAATTACACCTACAAGTTTTGAAATAACATCATCACAAGGTGAAGCTTTTATTCCTATTATGGTAGAGGGAATATCAGCAACATTCTTGATTGGTTCAGTATCTGTAGTAGATATGCAGGTAGGATTAACTGGTCAATCTGCAACAAGTTCTATTGGATCTGTAACAGTTAATGATATGACCATTGGTCTATCGGGACAATCATTTACTGCAAGTCAAGGAACTGCAAAAGCACCGAACGAAACAGCAATTGTTTCTGGTTTATCTATCACCTCTGCACAAGGAACTGCGCAAGGTATCTCCTCACAGGAAGCAACACTAACAGGTCAATCATTTAGTGCTAGTCTTGGTAGTGTTACAATACCAAACGATGTAGTTCAACCATCTGGATTAGAGGCAACATTTAGTCAAGGTTCAATTATAGGATTGGGTGGTGCTGTTGCTCAACCAACAGGTCAATCAGCAACCGCATCTGTAGGATCTTTAACAATTGAAGAAGCATTAGGACTAACAGGTCAATCGTTTAGTGCTAGTGTTGGATCTATATCTTTAACAGATATTATTGTTGGATTACCAAGCCAATCTATAACTACAAGTATTGGAACCGTAAATATATTTGCTTATGGCGATGTTGACACTGGTTCAAATACGTCATATAGTGATGTTTCAACGGGTTCGAATGACTCTTATTCGGATGTTGCATCTGGATCAAATACAAGTTATAGTGACGCTGCATAGGAGATAAAATATGGCATCAACATACACACCATTAGGTGTAGAACTTCAAGCAACTGGTGAAAACGCCGGTACATGGGGTACAAAAACTAATACAAATTTACAGCTTATAGAACAAATAACTGGTGGTTATATACAAAAGTCTATTGCTGGTGGTGCACAAACTACGGCTCTAGCGGTAAGTGATGGTTCTTTAAATGCAGAACTCGCTCACAGAATGATCGAGTTTACAGGCACCATTACAGGTAATCAAATAGTCACAATCCCTTTAGATGTCCAAACTTTTTATATTTTAAAAAATTCAACTTCAGGAGCATACACAGTTCAGTTTAAATATGCGTCTGGTTCAGGATCCACATTTACTTTTTCAGCAACAAATAAAAAAACTGCTATTGTTCAAGCAACAGCAGATGATTCAACAAATCCAAACATAGTAGAAATTCAAACAGGTGGAGATGTCGTAGACGATACATCACCACAATTAGGTGGTGACTTAGACACTAATAGTTTTAACATAGCATTTGATGATGCACATGGAATCAATGATGAAAACGGCAACGAACAAATAATATTTCAAACAACTAGTTCAGCAGTAAACCAATTTGATATTACGAATGCTGCAACAGGTAATGCACCTAGTCTATCAGCAACTGGAGGAGATTCTAACATAGATGTAGCTATTGTTCCAAAAGGAACTGGTGAAACTAAAATTGGAACAGGAGCTGCAGCAGCGACTCTAACTTCAAGTGGTGCGTATGATTTAGTTTTAGACACCAATTCAGGAAGTAACTCTGGA